CCCCGGATGCCGAGGTGGTGGCATGAACTGGCTGGCCGACAAGATCGAACAGTGGCCGACGGCCAAGCTGCTGCCCTACGCCCGCAACGCGCGCACTCATTCCGAAGATCAGGTGGCGCAGATCGCTGCCAGCATCGCGGAGTTTGGATTCACCAATCCGATCCTGGCGGGCAGTGACGGGATCATCGTCGCTGGCCACGGTCGGCTGGCCGCCGCCCAGAAGCTGGGTCTGGAACGGGTACCGGTGGTCGTGCTAGATCACCTGACGCCGACCCAGCGCCGGGCCCTGGTCATCGCGGACAACCGCATCGCCGAGAACGCAGGCTGGGACGACGCGATGCTGCGGATCGAACTGGAAGCCTTGCAGCTCGAAGGCTTCGATCTGGACATCACCGGGTTCGACGCCGACGCACTGGCCGAACTGATCGCGGGCGACGAGCCGGACAACGAGGGTCAGACCGATGAGGATGCGGTGCCAGAGGTCAGCGAGACACCCATCTCGCGTCCGGGCGACGTCTGGATCATGGGCCAGCACCGACTGCTGTGCGGCGACTCGACCTTGGCCGAGAACTACGAGCGGTTGATGCAGAGCGACCTAGCGGACATGGTCTTCACCGACCCGCCGTACAACGTGAACTACGCCAACAGCGCCAAGGACAAGATGCGCGGCAAGGATCGCGCGATCCTGAACGACAACCTGGGTGACGGCTTCTACGACTTCCTGTTGGCGGCACTGACGCCCGCCGTGGCCCATTGCCGGGGCGGTATCTACGTGGCGATGTCCTCCAGCGAACTGGATGTGCTGCAGGCCGCCTTTCGCGCCGCCGGTGGCAAGTGGTCGACCTTCATCATCTGGGCCAAGAACACCTTCACCCTGGGGCGCGCCGACTACCAGCGCCAATACGAGCCGATCCTCTACGGATGGCCCGAGGGGGCGACACGCCACTGGTGTGGTGACCGCGACCAGGGGGATGTCTGGAACATCAAGAAGCCGCAGAAGAACGACTTGCACCCGACGATGAAGCCGGTGGAGTTGGTCGAGCGCGCGATCCGCAATTCGAGCCGCCCTGGCAACGTGGTGCTCGATCCCTTCGGTGGCTCTGGCACGACGCTGATCGCAGCGGAAAAGTCAGGCCGTGTCGCGCGGCTGATCGAACTCGACCCGAAGTACGTGGATGTGATCGTGCGCCGGTGGGAGGACTTCACCGGCAAGCAGGCCACCCGCGAGGCGGATGGCGCGTTGCTTGATCAAGCGACCAGCGATTCCTCGACGATCTCGCAGTGAATCACAAAGCCCGTCAGGTATGGCAGGCCGCGCGGGATGCCGTATTGCTTGCTGGTTTGGCGGCCAATCGTCCAGCCCATCCAACGCTGGGTGGCTGCGTTGATCGCGTCCGCCAGGGCCTTGCCCTCGTAAAGCCCGTTCTGGACGTCGTCGGCAAAGTGGCGACCGTGGCGGCTGTCGAGGAAGGCCCGAACCGATTCAAGGGGCTGGCTGGTGGCGTCCGAGATGGCGGCCATCGCCAGGGGCCAGGCGGCGCGGGCGTGTTCGTTCAGCGTGCCCCAAAAGCCCCAGGCTTCGTTCTGGGTGGCGGGGATCTGCGTGGTGGTGTTCATCTCTGGCTCCTTCGGGTTGATCGTTGAGACACCCGTAGTAACGCGCTGTTCGATTGAGAAGCCAAGCGCCGCTTGGCCTCTTTCTCGATCTTTCTGATCAGGCGATGCGGTAGACCCGCTCGCCGCCCTGCGGCTTGTCCGACACGATAATCAGGCCCAGCTTCTTCTTGAACGCCCCGGCGAAGGTGCCGCGCACTGTGTGCGCCTGCCAACCGGTGGCGGCGCAGATCTGGCCGATGGTTGCGCCCTCGGGGCGTTGCAGCATCCGGATCACTTCGGCTTGCTTGCTGTTATCGCGGGTGCGCGGCTTGACCCACGTTGCTTCGGCGGCGGTTACGGCGGCTTCCAGTTCGGGATCGCTCGTGGGGGCTGGCGCGCCTTCTGCGTTGGCGATGATCTGGTCGAGATTGGCTTCGAATTGATCGATGCCATTCTTGTTCACTCCCGGGCGTGGCATGCCCAGGGCGTCATAGCCCTCGGCGGCGACGAACCAGTCAGTGCCGTCGGTGGTGATCAGGGCACGGTTGAACATCCCGTCGAGCACTTTCTTGCGTGCGCCGCCTTTGATGTTGTCGGGGAACCAGTCGATCTTGCCTGCACTGGTGTTGATGGCCTTGGCCAGGATGGCGTGTTGGGCCGGGGTCAGGTTGGTGGTGGTCATGGGCTGCTCCTTCGGGGGGTGGATGACGATGTGATGAACGCGCTGTCTGGGACTGAAGCCAAGCGCTTTCTGCCTGGCTTCGTCGGTTTCCAATCAGACCTTGGCGATTTCCGCTTCCGCGGCCTTCGGGCTCGCTGCGCCAAGTTCGACGCCCGCCTTGAAGGCCGCTTCCAGCGCGTCCTTGAGGCACCACACCGCCGTGTCGTGGAAGTCGAGGCTGTCGGCGTTGCGGGTCTGCAGGGTTTCGATGCCCAGATGCTTCTGGGCGATCTGGGTGAGGATGGTGTCGATCTGGCTCATGGCGTGTTCCTTTCGGGGGTGGTTGGCGTGACGTGATGAACGCGCTGTTCCCGATGGAAGCCAAGCTCAATCTGCGGACATGACGAACAAATGAGTGAAGGTGACGATGGGACTCTCGATTCGCGCCTACGCGCGCCACCGTGGCGTGTCGCACGTGGCCGTGAAAAAGGCCATCGACACCGGAAGAATCACGCCGCTGCCTGACGGCACGATTGATCCGGACACGGCGGACGCCCAGTGGGCACAAAACACATTGCAGCCGCGCAGCGCCGCTGCGCCAGAGAAGGTCAGCACCGCGAAGGCGCGGCGCGTGGTAGCGACGGACGAAGCAGCAACGCAGCGCGATGCCGTCGACGCCAGCACAGCGCCGATGTCGGCCAGTGGCACCTCGCTCTTGCAAGCGCGCACGGTCAACGAGGTGCTCAAGGCCAAGCTCAACAACTTGGAGCTGGCGCACCGCAAGAAGGAACTGGTGGATCGGGCGCAGGCCGTGGCCCACGTGTTCAAACTTGCGCGCATCGAGCGCGACGCGTGGTTGAACTGGCCTGCGCGCGTCTCCGGCCAGATGGCGTCCACGCTCGGTGTCGATGCGCACCAGATGCACGTGGCCCTGGAGGCTGCCGTGCGCGAGCACCTGATTGAGCTGGGCGAGCTGCGCCCGCGCGTGGATTGATGACGATGGACTACGAAGGCGCGCAGGAAATCGAACGGGCGTGGCGCGATGGGCTCACTCCCGACCCGCTGCTCACGGTATCGGAATGGTCAGATCGCCACCGGATGCTCTCCAGCAAGGCGTCTGCGGAGCCGGGGCGCTGGCGCACCAGCCGCACGCCGTACCTGAAGGCGATCATGGATTGCCTGTCGCCGACTTCTCCGGTCGAGCGGGTGGTGTTCATGAAGGCCGCGCAGCTCGGTGCGACCGAAATGGGATCGAACTGGATCGGCTACGTCATCCACCACGCGCCGGGGCCGATGATGGCCGTCTGGCCAACGGTGGAGATGGCCAAGCGCAATTCCAAGCAGCGGATCGACCCGCTGATCGAGGAATCGTCCGCCTTGGCCGAACTGATCGCCCCGGCGCGCTCGCGCGACTCGGGCAACACCATTTTGGCCAAGGAGTTCCGGGGCGGCGTGCTGGTAATGACCGGGGCGAACAGCGCGGTAGGCTTGCGCTCGATGCCGGTGCGCTACCTGTTCCTCGACGAGGTGGATGGCTATCCGCTGGATGTCGAGGGCGAAGGCGATGCGATCTCGCTGGCCGAGGCGCGCACGCGTACCTTTTCCAGGCGCAAGATCTTCATCGTGTCGACGCCGACGATCTCGGGGGCCTCGGCCATCGAGCGTGAGTACGAGGCCAGCGACCAGCGTCGCTACTTTGTGCCTTGCCCGCACTGCAACCACCCGCAGTGGTTGCGCTTCGAGCAACTGCGCTGGGACAAAGGCGCGCCAGAGACGGCGGCCTACATCTGCGAGTCCTGCGACACCGCGATTTCCGAGCACCACAAGACCTGGATGCTGGAGCACGGTGAGTGGCGCGCGATGATCACCGATGGCCCGGGCAAGACGGCAGGCTTCCACCTGTCGTCGCTATACAGCCCGGTGGGCTGGCGTTCGTGGCGTGAGATCGCCGCTGCGTGGGAGAGCGCCGTCAGTAAAGAGTCGGGATCGGCCGCCGCCATCAAGACCTTTAAGAACACCGAGTTGGGCGAGTCTTGGGTCGAGGAAGGCGAAGCACCGGACTGGCAACGGCTGGTCGAGCGCCGTGAGGATTACCGCATTGGCAGTGTGCCGCTGGGCGGCCTGCTGCTGGTAGGTGCGGCCGACGTCCAGAAGGATCGCATTGAGGCCTCGATCTGGGCCTTCGGGCGCGGCAAGGAGTCCTGGCTCATCGAGCACCGGGTCTTGATGGGCGATACCGCCCGCGACGCGGTGTGGAAGGCGCTGGCCGCGATGCTGGCCGAGAACTGGACACACGCTTGCGGAGCGCAGATGCCACTGGCGCGCTTCGCGCTGGACACCGGCTTTGCCACGCAAGAGGCCTATGCCTTCGTGCGTGCCTGCCACGATCCGCGCGTGATGGCGGTCAAGGGCGTACCGCGCGGCGCGGCCCTGATCGGCACGCCGACGGCCATCGATGTCTCGCAGGGCGGGAAGAAGCTGCGCCGAGGCATCAAGGTTTTCACGGTGGCGGTCGGCATCGCCAAGCTGGAGTTCTACAACAACCTGCGCAAGAGTGCGGATGCGGGCGAGGACGGCTCGACCCCGGTGTTTCCAGCCGGGTTCGTCCATTTGCCCAAGATCGACGCCGAGTTCATCCAGCAGCTCTGCGCCGAGCAACTGATCACGCGCCGCGACCGCAACGGTTTCCCGGTGCGCGAATGGCAAAAGATGCGAGAGCGCAACGAAGCGCTCGACTGCTACGTCTACGCCCGCGCGGCCGCATCGGCGGCGGGACTAGACCGCTTCGAGGAACGCCACTGGCGGGAGTTGGAGCGGCAACTTGGGGTAGCGCCCCCACCGGATGCGCCACCGCCCATCCACGACATCGAATTGAACGAGGCCACCCATAGCGGTGGCCTCGCTGTTTCTGGCAACCGCAATTCTGGCAGGCGGGTCATCAAGAGCCGCTGGCTCGGCTGACTGACACGCCGATGAGGACACCGTGACTTACACCACCACCCAACTCGAAGCGCTTAAGCGGGCTCTTGCCACCGGCGAGCGGCGCGTGAGCTTCGGCGACAAGACGGTCGAGTACCGCAGCGTCGAAGAGCTCCAGGCCGCAATCCGCACAGTCGAGGCAGAAATCGCGCGCAGCACCGGTGCCAGCCCGAAGCGCCAGATCCGCGTCACGACTGCGAAGGGCTTCTGATGGCTTGGTACTCGAAAATTCGCGGCCTATTTGGGCAGCCGCCCGTTCACGAGGCGGCCGGTCGTGGCCGTCGCGCACTGGCGTGGATGCCTGGCAACCCCGGTGCGGTCGCTGCAATGCTGGCGACCAGCTCTGAACTACGCATCAAGAGCCGAGACCTCGTCCGCCGCAATGCCTGGGCGCAGGCCGGGATCGAAGCCTTCGTGGCCAATGCGGTCGGTACTGGCATCAAGCCGCAAAGTCTGTCCGGTGACGAGCGGTTCAAGGCCGAGGTGCAGGCGCTGTGGCGCGATTGGGTCGAGGAAGCCGACGCGGCCGGACAGACGGACTTCTACGGCCTGCAGGCGCTGGCCTGTCGGGCGATGCTCGAAGGGGGTGAATGCCTGATCCGGCTGCGGCCACGGCGCCCGGAGGATGGCCTCTCTGTACCCCTGCAGCTTCAACTCCTGGAGCCGGAGCACCTGCCGATCTCCCTCAACACCGATCTGCCGTCCGGCAACGTGGTGCGCTCCGGTATCGAGTTCGACAGCTTGGGACGGCGCGTGGCCTATCACCTGTACCGCTCGCACCCGGAGGATGGCCGATTGGCCCCCATGTCGGGCCAGGGCGGGATGGACACGGTGCGCATC